GGTCATCGAACACGCCACCGCTGAGGACTCGTTTGAGGATGTAGCGCGATCCAAGCTGATCGTCGATGCCTACAAGTGGCTGATGGCTGCGGACAATCGCAAGACTTACGGCCAATCGACCCAGATCGAGTTGGGTGGGCAGATTAGTATCTTGGGAGCGTTGGCTGCGGCTAACGAGCGCACACTCGAACTGGTTGAGGATGTGACACCTCGCCTTGAAAACGACTAATGCAAAAACTCAGATACAGCGCAGAAGAAGAGCAACTGTTGATGGCGCAGTTGTGGTCTGCTCAGATTAAAGATGACCCAGAGGCTTTTGTATTGTTCTGTTTCCCGTGGGGGCAGGCCAACACACCACTAGAGCGATTCAAAGGGCCGCGTAAATGGCAAAGAGAAACTCTTCGGGACATCAGGGATTTCATTCGTGAGAATCGAGACAAGTTGTCGCAAGAGGCGCTGATCGACGCGATGCGGCAAGCCGTGTCGTCTGGCCGGGGTGTGGGGAAGTCGGCACTGGTTAGCTGGCTCATCCTGTGGATGCTGACAACTCGGATCGGTAGCTCCGTCATCGTGTCGGCTAACAGCGAGGCGCAGCTTAGAAAAGTCACTTGGGGTGAGTTGACTAAGTGGGCCACCATGAGCCTGAACGCTCATTGGTGGGAGCCGACGGCTACGAGCCTTCAGCCCGCGCAGTGGCTATCCGAACTCGTCGAGCGTGACCTCAAGAAGGGCACCCGGTACTGGGGCGCTGAGGGGAAGCTCTGGAGCGAGGAAAATCCTGACGCCTATGCCGGTGTGCACAACATGGACGGCATGATGGTGATTTTCGATGAGGCGTCGGGTATCCCGGATAGCATCTGGTCAGTGGCTGCGGGCTTCTTTACAGAGAACATTTTGGATCGGTATTGGCTGGCGTTCAGTAACGGTCGGCGAAACACCGGGTACTTCTACGAGGCGGTGGACGGGTCAAAGCGGGATTTCTGGCGGTCAAAGAAGATTGACGCTCGGCAGGTCGAGGGCACCGACAAGTCGATCTACCAGCAGATCATCGAGGAGTACGGCGAGGACAGCGACGAGGCTCGCGTCGAGGTCTATGGGGACTTCCCCAAAAGCGGGGCTGACCAGTTCATCGGGCCGTATCTGGTCGATGACGCCATGAAGCGGCCCAAGTACAAAGACCCGTCAGCACCCATCGTCGTTGGCGTTGACCCCGCTCGCGGGGGTATGGACTCGACCGTGATCGTGGTGCGCCAAGGGCGTGACATCGTGGCGATCAAACGCTACAAGGGGGACGACACCATGACCACCGTGGGTAACGTCATCGACACCATTGAGGAGTACCGCCCCGCGCTGACCGTAATCGACGAGGGTGGGCTGGGCTATGGGATCCTTGACAGACTGACCGAGCAGAAGTACAAAGTGCGCGGTGTCAACTTTGGCTGGAAAGCGAAAAACCCGGTCATGTGGGGTAACAAGCGAGCCGAGATGTGGGGAGCCATGCGAGACTGGCTCAAGACGGCCAGCTTGCCCCAGGACAGAATGCTCAAAGCCGATCTAGTTGGGCCGATGAAGAAGCCCAACTCGGCAGGCACTATCTTTCTTGAGGGGAAAAAGGAAATGAAGGCTCGCGGACTGGCCTCGCCCGATGCGGCAGACGCCTTGGCCGCGACTTTTGCGTTTCCTGTGGCCCACCGCGAGTACAATGATCGAGCAACCCGGCGCGTAAATGCTCAATCGAGTAGCGCCATAACATCTTGGATGGGATCGTAAATGCCTTTGATGAAGTCCACCTCTTCAAACGCCTTCCGCAAAAACGTCAAAGCCGAGGTAAATGCGGGTAAACCCGTAAAACAGGCTGTTGCCATCGCGTATTCCGTCAAACGTCAAGCGGCGGCTAAAACCCCCGCTGCCAAGCCCAAAAAATGACTCTGCAAGCCCTCCAAGACTGCCTCATCGTCCGTCCCGATCTGGAAAAACACGAGCTTTTTGTCCTTTTGCGACAAAAACAAACGGGTGAAGGCACAGTTATCTCTGTCGGCCCAAGCGCAGAGGACGTACAGGTAGGCGATCGGGTACTATTTGGTGATTCCATTGGTCAAGACCTAAAATGGGAAGGGCAAGACCTTCTCGTGATGCGAGAGGGTCATATCCTCGGAGTATTTAGCGAATGAAAGACGTCACCGGAATCGCAGCCGCAGGTAATGTGGCAAAAAACGGCCCGGACCCGTCTAAGGGCGGTTCCGAGGACATCCTAGCCACGGCGCGGACGCGCATGGACATGGCAATTTCGGCTCTGTCCGAAAGCCGTGAGGATGAGATTGACGATCTGAAGTTTTATGCAGGTTCCCCGGACAACCACTGGCAGTGGCCTGCGGATGTCCTAGCGACCCGAGGGGCGGTTCAAGGCCAGACGATCAATGCTCGGCCCACGTTGACCATCAACAAGCTACCCCAGCACGTTCGGCAGGTCACCAACGACCAGCGCCAAAACCGCCCCTCGGGTAAGGTCATCCCCGCCGATGACAAGAGTGATGTCGAGGTCGCCGAGGTCTTCAACGGCATGGTGCGGCACATCCAGTACATGAGCGATGCCGACGTCGCCTATGACACCGCTTGCGAAAACCAAGTGGCCTACGGCGAAGGCTACATTCGCATCCTGACCGAGTATTGCGACGACAAGACATTTGACCAAGACCTCAAGATCGGTCGGATTCGCAACAGCTTCAGCGTCTACATGGATCCGCTGATTCAAGACCCCTGCGGGTCTGACGCCCGGTGGTGCTTCATCACCGAGGACATCCCCCGGGACGAGTACGAGCGGATGTACCCCGACTCGGCCCCGATCACGACGTTGCAGACGCTGGGCGTGGGTGACCAGAACCTGTCGCAATGGCTCAACGACGACACGATCCGTATTGCGGAATACTTTTACGTTGAGATCGTCCGCAAGACCCTGAACTTGTACCCTGGAAATATCACCGCGTTTGAGGGCACCCCTGAAGACAAAATGCTCAAGATGCAGTTCTTGAAGCCCCTCAAGAGCCGGGAATCGGATATCAAGCAGGTCAAGTGGTGCAAGATCAACGGGTACGAGATCCTTGAGGAATCCGATTGGGCGGGCAAGTGGATCCCCGTGGTGCGCGTGGTCGGCAACGAGTTTGAAGTCGATGGGCGCATTTACGTCAGCGGTTTGGTGCGTAACGCCAAGGACGCCCAGCGGATGTACAACTACTGGGTGTCTCAAGAGGCCGAGATGCTGGCCTTGGCTCCAAAAGCCCCGTTCATCGGTTACGGTGGTCAGTTTGAAGGCTACGAAACTCAGTGGAAGACGGCTAACACGCAGAACTGGCCGTATCTAGAGGTGAACCCTGATGTGACCGACGGCCAAGGCAATATCCTGCCGCTGCCCCAGCGGGCGCAGCCCCCGATGGCATCAAGCGGACTTTTGCAGGCCAAAGCAGGTGCCTCCGAAGACGTTAAGTCGGCTACGGGTCAATATAACGCATCTTTGGGCATGACGAGCAATGAACGCTCGGGTAAAGCCATTCTGGCTCGCCAGCGTGAGGGCGATGTTGGCACCTATCACTACGTGGACAACCTTGCCCGTGCCGTGCGTCACATTACCCGGCAACTAGTTGACCTGATCCCAAAAATCTATGACACCGAGCGCATCGCCCGCATCATCGGCGAGGACGGCGAGGTGGACAATGTCAAAATCAACCCGGCGCAGCCGGAGGCAATGAAGAAGATTGTCGATCAGACGGGTAAGGTCATTGAGAAGGTCTACAACCCCGGCGTCGGCAAGTACGATGTGGTTGTCTCTACCGGCCCTGGTTACGCCACCAAACGTCAAGAGGCTTTGGAGGCGATGGCTCAGTTGCTGCAAGGCAACCCGCAGCTTTGGTCTGTGGCTGGCGACTTGTTTGTCAAGAACATGGACTGGCCGGGTGCTCAGGAAATGAGCAAGCGGTTTGCCAAGACCATCGACCCGAAGATCATGGCTGACGACGAGGATCCGGTGGTGGCGGCTGCTAACCAGCAGGTTGAAGCCATGAACGCCGAGATGCAGAATATGCATCAGATGCTGGTCAATGTGCAGAACTCAATAGAAGCCCGTGACATTGAGATCAAAGAGCAGGCTAACCAGATCAAACTGTACGAAGCCGAAACGCGCCGGATTGCCGCTGTTCAAGCTGGTATGAGCGAGCAGCAAATCCAAGACATTGCGATGGGTGTGGTCGCCGCCGCGCTGGAAAGCAACAATTTGATTGAGTCTGAGATGCGCCAGCACCCGGCTGAAGAAGCCCAAGAGATGCCCCAAGGAGGTATGGCATGAAAGCCGCTGATTTTGTAGGCATCTTGTTTTTGGCTCGGGATGTGGCGCACTCGGTGCACCTCAACACCCGCAGCTTCTCCAAGCACATGGCGCTCAACACCTTCTACGATGAGATCATCGACCTCGCGGACAAGTTCGCCGAAGCCTACCAAGGGCGGCACACGCTAATCGGCCCCATCAGTCTGATGAGCGCCAAGAAGACCACCAACATTACCGAGTTTCTGGAACAATCGCTCAAAGACGTCGAAGAAGGCCGATATTTGGTGTGCGAAAAGTCGGATACGGCGATCCAGAACATCATTGACGAGATTGTCGGGCTGTACCTTTCGACCCTTTACAAGCTGAGGTTTTTGGCATGATTAACTTGAGCGGGCAGATGGGCGAGTTGCGTTTTGTTGTCGAGGTGAAACGCGCCGAAACTGGAAAAGTCGAACAGTATGAACTGATCGGTTACCTCGATGAAGATAAACTGAAGGAGCTTCAAAATGGCAGTGACTCACAGCACGGCAGCACGGAACGCAGCAACTGACGCGGTTACGGCGCTGATTAGCACCAGCGGCAAGCTGGTGTTCCGCATTTCCCCCTCATCTATTGCATCCCCTGGCACCGCTGTTGCCACGCTATCGCTCTCCGCGACTGCGTTCGGTGCAGCGTCTACCGGTACGGCTACCGCCAACTCTATCACCAGCGACACCAACGCGACGGGCAACGCCTCGGCTGTGGCGTTTGCAACGTTGCAAACCTCCGGCGGCACGATCGTGATCCAGTGCGCTGTGGCTGCGTCGGGTTCGGACATCAACATGACCAACGGCCTCACGGTTGCTGCTGGCGACACTGTTTCTTGCAGTTCCCTGACTTACACCGCGCTGACTGCTTGATGAGGCAGAGCCGTGGTTCAAATCATTTTCGAATTTCAAACGCAGTACGGCGTTTTTCGAGATGCTCTGTATTTGCCAGAGGATCACGGGCTGACAGGCGCTGAAATTGACGCGCTCAAACAGGAACGGGTAAACAACTGGGTTGCGTTTGTAACGCCTAAAGACCCGGTGGAACCGGTAGAGCCGCAGGAGCCGGTGGATGGCGAATAGATATTGGGTGCTTGGAGGAAGCGGCATTTGGAATACCGCTGATACCAATAATTGGTCTACCACGCCGGGTGGAGCTAGCGGCGCGTCTACTCCGACGGCAGTAGATGATGTATTTTTTGATCGAGCCAGCACTTATACGGTCACAATTACCGGCGGTCTGTGTCGAGACATTACTGTTTCTGCCGGAAGTGTTTCGTTTACCATGACAACGACAATGAACATTAGCGGTTCTTTGTCGTTTACGGCAGGCACAGTAGCGTCATGGGGCACTCAGACTACCACATTTAATGCAACCACCACTGGAAAAACAATTAATACCGGCGGTACTACGCTAAATGGCGGGGTAATTTTTAACGGCGTAGGTGGAGGATGGACTTTAGCAAATACTTTGACTATTGGCAATACTTCTACACTATCATTTATCGCTGGTACTTTTAGCACATCAGCCTCTAATTACAATATTAATTGTGGATCTTTTTCCACCACAGGATCAGCAGTAAGAAACCTTTCATTTAATAGTTCTACTATTACATATGGCGTAAGTACAAGTGGTACTATTTTTACTGTTATAAATAATGCCAACTTAACTTTTAATGCCGCTTCTGCAACATTTGCAACCGACCAAGTAGCGGGAGCAACATTTGCCGGAGGTGGATATTCTTACGGAACTGTTAGTTTTACGAATAGCGCTCCCACAGGGGCGTACATAATTACCGGGGTCAATACCATAGGAGAATTGAGGTTTTCTACCAGAAACACGGTTGGAATAACCAATATTGTTTTTGGAAATAACCAAACAATTACCACATTAACGCTAAACTCTACCTCAACATCTATTAATCGTACATTTTTGCGCTCCGATGTAATTGGAACGCAGCGCACTTTGACAGTGACCACGGTGACGGGAGGAAATGATTACGATTTTCGAGATATTGCTCTTTCTGGTGTGTCAATTTCTCCGACACGGGCAGGGAACTGCGGTAATAACTCCGGCATTACTTTCCCTTCAGCCAAAACAGTTTATTATCGCAACACCGGCAGCAATAGTTGGGGGACTACATCGTCTTGGTCTGCCACATCTGGCGGGGCAGCAAGCGCCGCAAATTTTCCTTTGGCCCAAGACACTGCTGTTTTTCCAGCAGCCACTTACCCCGCATCTGGTTCGACAACGACTATCAACGCCGCCTACAACATTGGCACCATTGATATGTCGTTGAGAACAGTAAACTCAATGACACTGGCGACAGGAGCAAACTCGCCAACGATTTATGGGAACTGGATCAACGGAACGGCGCTAAACAATTCCACCGGCACTCAGACATTGACGTTTGCCGGGCAAACAACGCAGCAAATTACCAGCGCCAGTAAATCATTTTCTCAATCTATTCTTATAGATAGCCCGAACGGGTCGGTTACGCTGCAAGACGCGTTCACCGGAACCAGCACTACTTTGTATCTTATACGATTAAATGCTGGAACATTTGACGCTAATAATTTCAATGTCAGCGGGCCAGCGTCTATAAACTTTGGCGTTTTGATTTCAGGGACACTTTCAAAAACATTAGCTATAGGTTCTGGAACTTGGACAATAGCCGCTGGTGGTACTACTTCGTGGAATAATACCGGTTCTAACCTTACCGTCACTGGCACCGGCACAATTAGCATGACCAGTTCGTCCTCCAAGACCTTTGTGGGCGGCGGCATTCAGACCTACCCAACGCTAAACCAAGGCGGTACTGGGGCGTTGACAATTACTGACAGCAACAAATTCGTTGCCATGACAAACACGGCCATCGGTTCGGTTTTTTTCACATCCGGCACCACAAATGATTTCACGACTTTTGAGCTAAATGGTGTCTCGGGTAACTTGCTGACTCTTGGGGCTACGACAACGGCGCAGGCGATTTTGAGAAAACCAACGGCGTGGAACGTGGGTGCAAACAGTACAGACGGTGGCAATAACACCGGCCTAAACTTTATCTGAAATAATGAACTACTTAAGCATTAGTTACATTAACGGCCAACTGGTCAATGTAACTCATGCTACGACTGGTGCACTCAGCGGCTCCGGTGCAACAATTGCTGGGTCGGCGCAGCACGTTGCCGTTCACGATGCCACTGGTGTTCTGAGCGGTCAAGGTTCGACAATCAATGGATCGGCTGACCGATCTGCGGGTGCCGGAGCGCACGTTGCCACCGGCACATTGAACGGCCCCGGATCGGCAATTGTCGGCTCGGCGCAGCACATCGCCACCCACACAACCACGGGTGCACTAAGCGGTCAAGGGACAATCGTCAACGGCTCCGCTGCCCGATTCCATGCCTTTAGCACAAGCGGAGCACTTAACGGCCCCGGTGCCGCAATCGCCGGTTCCGCTGCCCGGTTCCATGCCTTTAGCACAAGCGGTGCACTGAACGGTCAGGGCTCGGCAATTGCAGGTTCCGCTAACCGAATCCGTGCGTTTGACGCCACTGGGTCGCTTTTTGGCCCAGGCGCGAATCTGTCCGGTGTTGCTAGTCGAATCCATTATTTCACGACATCGGGTGATCTTCTTGGCCCCGGTGCGGCTATTGCCGGTACCGCATCACGACTTGTAAACCATGTGACCACCGGTGCTTTGAACGGCTCCGGTGCAGCAGTTGCTGGCACCAGCAATCACATCAGTTTGTATCCAAACCCGGACGATGTGCGCGAAGGCGTACAATACGGCCCAGGTGGAATCTATGTCGGCACCTTGACCGTGGGTTCTGGCAGGTCAATAATCAGGTTGCGGTCATTCACCGAAGAAGGATCCTAAAAT